GAGGAGGAGATCCCCGAGGCCCCCGCGCAGCCGGTCACCCAGCCCGGCGACGTGTGGCGGATCGGAAAGCACCGGTTGATCTGCGGCGATTGCCGCGACCTGGCCGTGGTGGAAAAGCTGATGGGTGCCGAGCGGGCGGCGGTGGCGATCACTTCGCCGCCGTATGCGACGCGCCGCGAGTACGACTCCTCGAGCGGTTTTACGCCGATCCCTCCGGACGAGTACGTCGAGTGGTACAGGGCGGTGGCCGCGAATCTGGCGGCGATCCTCGCGGACGATGGCTCCTACTTCCTGAACATCAAGGAGCACGCCGAGGATGGCGAGCGCAGCCTCTACGTGAAGGATCTGGTGCTGGCGCACCGGCGCGCGTGGGGCTGGCGCTTCGTAGACGAGTTCTGCTGGCGGAAGACCGACAATGGCGTACCTGGCGGTTGGGGAAATCGCTTTAAGAACGCATGGGAACCTGTGTTCCATTTCTGCCGCCAGCAGCAGATCAAGTTCCGGCCACAGGCGGTCGGGCACGAGTCGGAGGATTGCTTCGACTATTCCCCGGATAACCCAAAGTCCACGTCCGGAAGCGGGCTGCTCGGGACGGGGCCGCGCGGCGCTGCTGCAGGCGGGGCCTCGTTACCGCCCCAGGGGTCGCAGGGCTGGGGCCACATGCGGCGCAAGCTCATGGAAGGGCGCCACGCCGGGATCGCGCGTCCGAGCAACGTGATCGAGGTGAAGAGCGAGTCCTCGCAGGGAAGCCACTCCGCTCCTTTCCCGCGCGCCCTGGTAGAGTTCTTCCTGCTGGCGTTCAGCGACGAGGGCGACGTGGCTTTCGATCCGTTCATGGGGTCGGGAACCACGATGGCCGCCGCGGAGGCGCTGGGCCGGTACGGATACGGCGTGGAAATCTCGCCGGCGTATTGCGATGTGATTCTCCGCAGGCTCATGAACCTGACCGGGAACGAACCGGTCCACGAATCGGGCGCGACGTTCCGGGAGATGGCCTCGTCGCGCGGCGTGGACGCGGAACAGGCGTTGAACCCCAAAGCGCAGGACGCCGGCGCCATCAAGCATACCGGGCCCAACCCGCATTACTGAATCCCCGAGCATGGCAACCAGCCTTACAGAACGTCTCCGCAATCTCCTGGTGCAGTTCTGGCCGATTGAGCGGCTGCTGCCTTACAGCCGGAATGCGCGCACCCATACCGAGGAGCAAGTCGCGCAGGTTGCGGCCAGCATCGTGGAGTTCGGGTGGACGAATCCGATCCTGGTCGGCGCGGACGGCGTGATCATCGCGGGCCACGCGCGCCTGGCGGCGGCGCGGAAGCTGAAGATGGCCGAGGTGCCGGTCATCGTCCTGGACCATCTGACGGAGACGCAACGGCGCGCGCTGGTGCTCGCCGACAACCGCCTGGCGCTGAGCGCGGGATGGGATGAAGAGATGCTGCGCGTCGAGTTGGAGTCGCTGAAGGAGGTCGACTTCGACTTGGGCGTGGTCGGCTTCAGCGATGAGGAGTTGGAGAAAATCCTGGACCCGGAGGCGAACCAGGGTTTGACGGACGAGAACGATGCTCCGGAGCCGCCGGAGACGGCCATCACGGTTCCCGGTGATGTGTGGATCCTTGGGCAGCACCGGCTGCTGTGCGGTGACGCCACGCAGATGGGCGATGTGGAGAAAGTCATGGCCGGCGGGCTGGCCGATATGGCTTTCACCGATCCGCCCTACAACATCGATTACCAAGGCCGCACGGAGAAGAAGCTCAAAATCCAGAACGACAAGCTCGGCAGCAAGTTCTACGACTTCCTGCGGGATGCCTCCGCGAACATGCTGACGGTCACCAAGGGCGCCGTCTACATCTGCATGTCGTCGTCGGACTTGCACACGCTTCACCAGGCGTTCATCGAAGCGGGCGGGCACTGGTCCACCTTCATCATCTGGGTGAAGAACCACTTCACGCTGGGATGGGGAGACTACCGGCGGCAGTACGAGCCGATCCTGTATGGCTGGCGCGAAGGCACGACGCACTTCTGGTGCGGCGACCGGAACCAGGGCGACGCATGGCAGATCAATCGGCCGTCGGCCAACCGGGAGCACCCGACGATGAAGCCGGTGGAGTTGGTAGAGCGCGCGATCCGGAACAACAGCAAGACGCGCGACACGATCCTCGATCCGTTCGCCGGAAGCGGGACGACGGTTATCGCCTGCGAGAAGACAGGCCGCCAGGCGCGCGTGATCGAACTGGACCCGGTGTACTGCGACGTGATCGTGAAGAGGTGGGAAGCATTTACGGGTGCTCAGGCGCGGCGGGACGGGGCAAATCCCTGACCAGATGTCAATCTACGAGATTCCCGTTTCTTGGCCTTCATCGGAGCCGACGTAGTGCGTTGCCTGTGATTTCATATGGTTACGGCTCGCCAGAGGCCTCGGCATCGTGCAGCGCGAATTGCTCTGAATCGCCGGGGGCAATAGGCGCAGATCGGGCTGACGCCGTGTTCCGACGACGGACTGAGGACGAGGCTTGCCGCGCGTTGACGGTGCTGCTACTCTCTGCTTATGAAAGCGAGCCGCTTCGCGTTGTTGCTCATGTTGGCCGCTCAACTGCCTTTCGCCGCCGCACCAGGAGAGACGCCACAGCAGACTGAGGTGGTAGTCGTCGGGACGGTCCACAACGCCACGCCAAACTATGGCAAAGAGCAGTTGGTGGGCATTCTACAGCGAGTGAACCCAGCAGCAATTCTGTTTGAAACGGATTCGTCTTTCTTTGAGAAGGACGCGCCGCGGCTGCTGCCGCAGTACCGCAGTATTGGACTTGAGTCAGAAGCTGTGGTCGCTTTTCAACAGAAGACTCAAGTCCCGGTGCTGCCATACGACATCGAGGGAAGGAACGAAATCTATAAAGAACACGCTTACTTCGAGCGCCAAAGGGGCTTCTCGCAGGCCGTTGGGATGTTGCATCAAGAAAGGCGGCTTTCACCAGAAGCCGAACGGATGTTTGAAGAACTGATGGCGACCGGTAATATGGTCAATGCATTCGGCGACGACAGGCCGGATGCTATCAACTCAACCGGGTGCGATGCGGCGGTTGCGCACAAGCACCAAGCGGATTCCTCTGTCAGTGCGATCATTGCCCTGACACCGCCCCTTGCCCAGTACTCGGAATACGCCGAGTTCAATGATGAGTTCTGGGTTCAGCGAAACGAGGCGATGGTCACGAACATCGTGAACCAAGCCAAGAGGTTCTCAGGTAAGCGAGTCGTGGTGCTATGCGGCTTCGAGCACAGATATTATCTGCTGCGGCTGCTGAAGGCACTCGACGAGAAGTCTGGCATTTCGGTGCGCGAGTACTGGAGTTATCAGTAGGCGACCGAATAGTGGGCTTCTCGTAAACGTGGCCATGAACCTCAAACGCCGCCAACCTCTCGGCTGGCGGCGTTGTTCGGCGGCCCGGTGGCGGGCTACAGGCTGGCGGCCGGCAGCTCGATTGCGATGCGGTAGTCGCCGTCGATTCCGTTGGCCCAGACTTTGTAGCTATAGGGGCACAGGCCGGGGTCCTGGTCGCGCTCCAGGCGGCGCATCCGGCCGCGGAGGTCGCTTGCGGCAATCTCGCGCGCCTCGCCGATGCTGGCGACGACGCTGACCGGCTCGTACTGGCCGTCTTCGGATTCCGCGATCAGGATCGCGAGGCCCAGGGTAGTCGAGTCCGTCAGGGGGATCGCGAACCCCCTGGTGGGCGTCGGTTTCTGCTGCTTTCTGGTGGTGGTTTGTTTCATGGCCCCTCCATGAATCACTCCGGTTGGTCGGGAAAGCAACGGAATAATCACGCCTGAACGAAGAACGCCGCCAAGCCTCGCGGCTGGCGGCGGTGGCCCACGGCGGGCCTACTTGGCGATCTTATAGCAGCGCTCGCCTCCGGCGTTCTTGAAGGACTCAACCGGCAGATCCATCTTCTTCATCAGGGTGCCAGAAACGAAGCCCCGGATCGAGTGATTCTGCCAGTTCGTGGCCTTGGCGATCTCGGCCATCGTCGCGCCGTCCTTGCGGCTGAGCAGGTCCAGGACGATCTGTTTCTTTGAGAACTCGCGCGGCACTGCGGCAGCCTTCGGCTTGGAGGCGGGCTTGCCGGCGGCATTGGTCTGCTGCTTGGGGGCGGGTTTCGCTGCCTTCTTCGTGGCCTTGGGCTGCTTCTTGGCGGCGGGTTTGGACGCCTTCTTGCTGGCGGGTTTGGACGCCTTCTTGCTGGCGGGCGCCTTAGTCTCGGGCGCTTTCTCTTCCGCAACGGCGGCGGTGGTTTCGGTGGTGGCGGCTTCGTTCGTCATGATCGTTTTCGTTTTCCTCTCTGCGCTTGATCCGCGCATGATGTTTCATACCTTCCCTGCAAAACGAAGGCAAGCGCGAAGTTCGGGAATTCTTCGATGGGATTGATGAGCCAGCGCGCGTACGCGCTGCATCGCGGCGTCTCAAAGCGGGCGGTGGCCAAGGCCATCGAGACGGGGCGGATCACGCTGCTTCCTATCGGCAAGATCGATTCCCGGCTGGCCGATGAGCAATGGGACCGGAACACCAGGGACCACGCGCCGTTCGCCGGCCAGGAGGAGGATGGGGCGGCGTTCGGCTCCAGCCAATACTCGAAGGCGCGCGCCGTACGCGAGCACTACCAGGCGCGGCTGGCCAAGCTGGAGTTCGAGGAAAAGACCGCGAAACTGATAGCCGCCGACGAGGTAAAGATCGCCTCGTTCAATTTGTTCCGGCAGTTCCGCGATCAGATGTTGAACCTGCCCGACCGCTTGGCGGCGATGCTCGCCGCGGAATCCGAGGCGGCCAAGTGCTACGAAATCCTGGCGACGGAAATTCGCAAGGCGTTGAATGACTTCGCAGACGCTAACGGCTGAACAACTTTACCGAGCGGCGGCGGCGGCCGGCGCGCGGCCGGACCCTCTGCTGACGATCTCGCAGTGGGCCGACAAGTACCGGGCGCTCTCGCAGCGGGCCTCGGCGGAGCCGGGACCGTGGCGCACGGACCGTACGCCGTACCTGCGGGAGATCATGGACAGCCTCTCGCCGTCCTCGCCCGTGGAGCGCGTGGTGTTCATGAAGGGCGCGCAGATCGGCGGTACGGAGTGCGGGAACAACTGGATCGGGTATGTGATCCACCAGGCGCCCGGCCCCATGATGGCGGTGCAGCCGACCGTCGAGATGGCCAAGCGCAACTCGAAACAGAGGATTGATCCTCTGATCGAGGAGTCCAGGGTACTCCAGAAGCTCGTCCAGGACCCGCGCTCGCGCGATTCCGGCAACACGGTTCTTTCGAAGGAATTTCCGGGCGGCGTGCTGGTCATGACGGGCGCCAACAGCGCAGTGGGCCTCCGCTCGATGGCGGCGCGGTACCTGTTCCTCGACGAGGTGGACGGCTATCCCGGCGATGTGGACGGCGAGGGCGACCCGATCAACCTGGCCATGGCGCGCACGCGCACGTTCGCCCGGCGCAAGGTGTTCCTGGTATCGACGCCGAAGATCACGGGCATGTCCCGCATCGAGGCGGCCTACGAGGAGAGCGATAAACGGCAGTATTTTGTGCCGTGCCCGCTGTGCCGGGAATTCCAGGTCCTCAAGTTCTCGCAGCTGCGGTGGCCCAAGGGCCAGCCGGAGAGAGCCGCCTATGTGTGCGAGCACTGCGGGCAGGAAATCCAGAACCACCAGAAGCACTGGATGCTGCCGCGCGGTGAGTGGCGGGCGACCGCGGCCGGGGATGGCAAGACGGCGGGCTTTCACCTGTCCAGCATGTACTCGCCGGTCGGCTGGTTCGCGTGGAGCGACGCCGCCAAGCAGTTCCTTCAGGCGCAGAAGGACCAGACGCTCCTGCAAGTGTTCGTGAACACGGTGCTGGGCGAGACGTGGACTCTCCTGGGCGAGGCTCCGGACTGGAAGAAGCTCTATGACCGGCGCGAAGACTTCAAGATCGGCGTGGTGCCGCGCGGCGGTTTGATCCTGGTGGCCGGCGCGGACGTGCAGAAAGACCGCATCGAGGTTGAGGTCGTGGCCTACGGGCGCGGTAAGGAGTCCTGGTCGGTCGATTATCGGGTCTTCGAAGGAGACACATCGCGCACGCAGGTGTGGGAGAAACTGACGGCGCTCTTAAACGAGACTTACGAGTCGGTGACCGGGGCCGAGATGCCCATTATTCAGATGGCGGTGGACTCGGGTTACGCGACCACGGAAGTGTACGAATGGGCCAGAAAACAGGGGAATCGCGTGCTCGTGGTGAAAGGCGATTCGCGCGCTCCAGCAATCTTGTCGGCCCCGGCGCCAATCGAGGTCGGGCCCCTCGGCAGCAGGATTAAGCGCGGGGTCAGAGTTTGGCCGGTCAACTCCGGCATGGCCAAAGAGGAGCTGTACCGCTGGCTCCGGCTGGAACGCCCGACCGACGAAGATCTCCAGCAGGGAATCCCGTTCCCGCCGGGATACTGCCACTTCCCGCGCTACAGCGAGGAGTACTTCAAGCAGATCACCGCCGAACAGTTGGTGGCTAAGATCCTCAAAGGCTACCGGCGGCTGGAATGGCAGAAAATGCGCGAGCGCAACGAGGCGCTGGATTGCCGTGTGTATGCGCGCTCGGCCGCGGCGCGGGTCGGCGTGGACCGGTTTCAGGAGAAGCACTGGGTGGGCTGGGAGCGGCACGTATCGGCCCCGCCGCCGCCCAAGGTCGAGGGCCAGCGGGCGGCGACGACGCCGGCGGCTCCAGTGGCGCGGCCGCACAATCGGGTGCGGTTCAAGGTGGAGATTTAAGTGGCGTTTACTCAGGCCGATCTCGACAGTCTGGATGCTCAGTACAAGCAGGGCGCCCGGCGTTTCCGGTTCCAGGATCGCGACTTCGAGCTCCAGACCATCGACGATTACATCAAGCTTCGCAACCTGATGAATAACGAAATCGCCAAACAGGGCGCGCAGCCGGTTCGCCAGGTGCGCGTATACACGGGAAGCGGGTGGGGGCATTGAGCGGCGAGCCCAACCCGTTTGCCGCGTTGGACCCGGCCCCCAAGCGGCCGGCGCAGAAGCCGCGCTTCCGGCGCGCCAGCCGCGTGGCAAGCGGCGCGCGCCTGGCCCTGGCCAGCTTCACCGCCGTCTGCCGGAAGCAGACTCCGGCGGTTCTGGAAAAAGCTCTTTTCTTCGGCGGCATAGGGTCCGTCGTGTCCGGGTGCTGGATGATCTATCACCCCTTGGGGCCGCTCGTGGGCGGCGGCCTGGCAATTTGGCTGGGCATGTTGATCTCAGTGGAGCGCAATGAACCTCGTCCGTAGAGCGGCGCAGATGACCATCGCGCCGCCCGCGCGCCGCCATGCGATGGGGACCACGCCGGTTGACGCCGCCGGCAAGGGGCGGCGCGGTTACGGCTGGAACCCGAGCTACCTCGGGCTCAACACGCTGCTGTTTTCGCACGGGCTGGAACTGTTGACCCGGAACCGCGACGCCGTGCGGAATAGCGCGTGGGCCTCCGGCGCGGTGGATTCGTACGTGGCGAACGCCATCGGGCGGGGCATTCGGTTGATCCCGCAGCACCCGGACGAACAGATCCGCGAGGCGATTCGCGGCAAGTGGGGGCGATGGATTCGAGAGTCGGATGTGGAGTACGACCCGAGGAACCCGGCCTCCGGCCAGACGGATTTCTACGGTCAGCAGATGATCATCGCCCGCGAGGTGATGGAGGCGGGCGAGTGTTTCGTGCGGTTCCGGCCGCGCCCGCCGAAGGAGGGGCTGACGGTTCCGCTCCAGTTACAGTTGATCGAAGCTGAGCAGCTTCCGATCTGGCGCAATCAGGCCGGTCCGGACGTTCCTGCGAACAACCGGGTGCGTTGTGGCGTGGAGTTCCAGCCGGACGGCCGCCGCGCGGCGTACCACTTCTGGCGCGCGCATCCCGGCGAGACGATGTTTTACCCGCTCGAGGCGCTCCAGGTGGAGCGCGTCCCGGCGGCGGACGTGCTGCACGTCTACAAGCCGATTCGCGCCGGGCAGTTCCGCGGCCAGCCATGGCTGACGACGGTGCTGGCGAAGTTGTACGAACTGGAGCAGTACACGGATGCCGAGATCGTTCGCAAGAAGATCTCGTCGATGATCACGGGCTTCATCAAGCAGGTGAGTCCGGACAATCCGGTGATGCCTCCGGACCCGAACGTAAGCCAGCCGTTACCGGCGGATACCGGCGCGCAGATCAGCAAGCTGGAGCCTGGCACGTTCCCGGTGTTGGGCTTCGGGGAGGAAGTGCAGTTCGCCGAGGCCAAGGATAGCGGCGACTACAAGGGATTCCTGCGGGCGTGTTTGCAGGCGTTCGCTACCGGCGCCGGCCTGGCCGAGTACCAAATCAGCGGGGATTTGTCGGGGATCAACTACTCCTCGATTCGCGCCGGCCTCTTAGAATTCCGGCGCAAGTGCGAGCAGTACCAGTATTCGGTGTTCATCTTCCAGGTCTGCCATCCGATTTTCCGGCGCTGGCTGCGTGAGGCCATGCTCGCTCTCGTGTTCGGCGTGGATCTGCTGAACGCCTACAGCAAGGACCCGGCGCCGTTCGAGGCGGCGCAGTGGGTGACTCCGGGTTGGCCGTGGGTCGATCCGGAGAAGGATATGAAGGCCGCCGAGCGCGCCATCCGCGATGGCCTCTCGACCCGCTCGATTGAATGCGCGGCGCAGGGCTACGACTCGACGGTCATCGATGCGGAGCAGGAGTCCGATAACGAGAGGGCCGACAAGCTGGGGCTCTCGTATGACTCCGATGGCCGCAAGATCCTCACGGGCCGGAACGCCGGGTTGACGGAGGACGAGGTCGCTACCGAGGCGGCCGCAGGGAAGGTGGAGGCCCAATGAACCGGCTTACCCGGGTCGCATCGCGGTTCGTCAACACCCCGCTGATGATCCACCCGCCCAAGCTGGACGTGATGGTCCAGGCGCTGGGCCCGCGGCTGGGCATTCTGCCGGGCGCGCAGATCAAGCTTGAAGGTCCGCTGGCCAGCGCGTATACGGAGGAAGCCAATGGGAACGGCTACGACGTCGTGGATGGCATTGCGGTCATCCCGATCCAGGGGGTCCTGACCAAGAAGGAATCCTGGATCGGCGCGTTCAGCGGGTGCAGTTCGTACGAGCAGCTCGCCGGCAACCTCCAGGATGCGGTGTCCGATGCCGGCGTGCGGGCGATCCTGCTTCAGGTGGATTCGCCGGGCGGCGAGACCACCGGATGCCTGGAGTTGTCGGACTTCATCTATTCGCTACGCGGCGTAAAGCCGATCTTCGCGGTCGCGGACGATTTCGCTTTCTCGGCGGCGTATGCGCTGGCCAGCGCGGCCGAGAAGATCTTCGTCACCCGCATGGGCGCGGTCGGTTCCATCGGCGTGGTCGTGCTGCACGCGGAGGATTCCAAGGCCAACGGAGTGCAGGGGCTCAAGTACACCTACATCTTCAAAGGCGACAAGAAGGTCGACGCGAACCCTCACGAGCCGCTCTCGGACCGGGCGCGCGACGATATTCAGTCCGAGATCGACCGGCAGTACGACCAGTTCGTGGCGACTGTCGCGCGGAATCGCGGCGCCGATTCCGGCAAGATCGTCGCAACCCAGGCCGGCTTGTACTGGGCGGAGACCGCGATTCCGCTTCTCGCCGACGAGGTTGGCACGTTCGGCGACGCTGTGAACGCGCTGCGCCAACTGCTCGGTGAACCGGGCAGGACTTCCACGGCGGCGATTGCCGCAAGTCAGAAAGGAAAAACGATCATTATGGCTGACGAACAACTACCGCCCGCCGTCGAAGGCAAGAAGCCTGACGACGGCGACGACGATTCCCAGGAACCCAACTTCTGCCACGCCTGTGGGGCGAAGCTCCATGCCGGCGCGAAGTTCTGCCACGCCTGCGGCGAAACGGTGCCGGGTGGGGCCAATAAAGCGGAGGGCGCCAAGACGCCGGTGGGTGCCACGGCAGGCGCGGCTCCGAAGCCGGCGGCGGCCGCGGAGGCGGTGAAGATGCGCCCCGAGGCCGATGTCCAGGCGATTGCCGCGCTCTGCAAAACGGCTGGGTGCCCGGAAAAGGCGGCCGACTTCCTGATGAAGAAGAACGGCAGCGGCCAGTATCTCAGCGTCACGGAGGTCAGCGATGCCCTGACCGCCGCCCGTGTCGCGGAAAGCGAGAGGAGCATGATCAGTTCTCACGTGAACCCCGGTGCGGGTTCCGGAGGCGTCCAGGAATTGGAAGCGCAGGCCGTCGCGTTCGCGCGCCAGAACCGGGGTTCGGTGACCAACGGTCTGTACGTTTCCGGGGCGTCGACGCGCGTCACCAAGGAGCGCGCGTACGCGCAGATGCTCGAAGAGCATCCGGAGGCGTATGCCGCGTTCCGCGCGCAGCACAACGCAAAGGGCATGATCGCGACGCTCGAAGCGGCGGGAATCCGCCTGGCGCGGTAGCAGCGCGCCGACAGGAAAGGAGACGAATTCGATGGCTTACGAACAGAATCTTCGCAGTATCGGCGTGCCCGCGAGCGGTGACTTGAGCGCGTCTCAGTTCTGCTTCATGGCGGTGGACGCCAATGGAAATCTCGCGCTGCCCGCCGCCGGAGGCGATGCCGACGGCATCCTCCAGGACAAACCCAACGCCCTCGGCGTCGAGGGGGAACTCGCCGTGTTCGGCGTCAGCAAGCTCGTGGTGGGCACCGCCGGCGTCACTGCGGGCGATCTGCTGATGACGGACGCCGCCGGCAAGGCGGTGACCGCCGCGGCGGGCAAGAAAATCCTCGGCCGCGCTATGGCGACCGGCGCGGCCGGAGTGCTCATTCCGGCGTTGATCCAGCAGAAGGGCGCGGCTTAGTCGCCGTCGGCCCGGTAAACAACAGCATCGACACAGCCGCCCGGCGCCGGGCGGCTTTTTCATTCCTAAGGAGAACAATCTAAATGCCTC